TCAAACTTGCTAGAGAATTCCGCGAGAAGAGTATGATTCGCGTCAAATTGTCCAATTCCATCATGATAAAGTAGTACATTTTTATGACGGATTTGAAATTTGTTCTTTAGTAAAACATCGCATTCCTCATAGAGTTGATAATAATATCCATCTTTTACAGTATGATTCTTCACTACATTATCTAACGACGCAATCGATGGATATTGATTACATTGTGCCGCCGTTTTACGATCAAGATACACATGAATGATCTCTGTTTGATCCTGATTCACTTTTGCAATGTATCCGTTCTTTTGAACTTTCGTGGCTTTGGTGGGCTCAAGATTCTGAATCGTATGCGGATCAAGTTCGCGATCTACCAATTGCCAACGAAATCCACGATATACGGTATTCTCTCGAACGGCCTTATTAATACTGGGACGTTTCATCGCATGATCTTCCTTCATACATTCGGTTACCGTTTCGTAGACATGAAGGATCTGTAGTGTATCTGGATGAATCTTTTGAAGGCGAGGACCAAGATGCGGATCTGGCTGAGAACATGCCGTGATCGTTTTGGTTTGCATCGCATTGAGTCTGGAGATGATTTCTTTATTGGATGATTCTAGAGCCTGGACTTTCTGAAAAAGTAATTGATTTATTTTTAGAATTTCTTGCAAAATCGATTGATCAACCTGAGATGGTTGAGTAGTATGTGAACGTAATTGTTCGTTCTCTAGTTTGAGACGCTCATAATCTGAAATAGTATAATCAAATTGTGGCTGACTTAATTCAATGATATCAATAAGTCTCTGATAGGATAGATTACCTCCAATAAGAAATAATTCATTCTCCTTTTCATGTCCCTTTAGGGTTGTAACCTTATTTGGATGAATATCGGTATGGCTATGTAGAAACTTCTCCAATCCCATGGAGTTTTGTACTAAGAAGCAATCTAGTATAAGAACTTGATTTCCATATTTTTGTTTAAATTCGCCAAGACGATTCTTGATTCCTTTTTGGCTTTGTCCAATTTTGATAATATATTCACCTTTTTCGCATTCTTTAATTCTCACAATATATACTAATGAACCATTAATGACTCCATATTTACGCAAGAGGAGTTTATGACGTTCAAGTTCAGGAGTTTGTTTGAGTTCCTCTATTTTTTGATCTAGTAGACATTTCTGCTCTTCCATTTTCTGTTTCAGTTCCGTTCCTTCTTCTTCAATGACTTCGTGCAGTACTTCCTCCATCTTCATATAATACTCGTGAATTTCAGATGCCTTCTTAGTTTGTGCTTTGAGGCATAGAGACTTGAAGCATTTAATGGTCATCATGATTTTTTTGATGTTCTGACCACCCCATTTTTCATCGTCAGATCTCGCTCCTGAAGACGCAGGAGCAAGATTAATATAATCAATCTTCTCTGTAAATTGTTTATTTAGTACTACACATGCATTATATTTCTTATTAAATCCCATCCATTTCCATACATCATCCAAATCGACCACAAAGTCCTTCTTTGTGTCATAATTCAAATAGCAGTAAAAACTAGCAATAAACAGTTTCTGATCCGTATCTGAGAAGTTTGCTTTGATTTTCTCCAAAAGTTTCACATTATAGGTGTGCGTAAGCTTAGAAATTGGATGATTTTCAATCAGTTCTACAATATTGAGTTCTGACATACTGTTCCTAGATATTATTAGGTCTTTATACTCGTTTTCGCTTTCTGGATACGAAAACGAGATTTGCTTTTAAAATACAAAAAGCAGAGTTGGATAAACAATATGCTTAACCATATGGTTAAGCAACATATACTGCACTATAATCCTACATAGTTTCCTATATATTTTTTAGGTACCGATCATCGGAATTAAAAAATATATTTATTTTTATTAAATTTTAAATTGTAATACAAAACTAAGAAAATGTGCTTAGTTGCTGTAAGCAAGACCACCCCAAGTGGTATGATCCTCCATGTTTCCAAGGAGGCTGGACTGTACCTTAAGCATTCTCAGGTTGATTAGACCTTCAACGAATACCGATGCCTTTGCAGTCTCTGAAACGGTTTCATAGCCTATCATAGCGGCCTTAGAAACTCGTCGGCGGATTGCCCAATCCTTTGCGTTTTTACTATATCCGAGGTCATTACCCTGGATTTCCTTACATGTTTCCATGGAAGGTGAGTAGCAAAGGCTGTAAGGGGTTTCCCGCAACCAGGTCATCTTGCGGCGATGGATCTCTCCAACACCACTAGCTAGTCATACTGTTTGTCCCTGCTTGTTGGCAGGGCAGCTAGCTCTTGAGCACAGGTGATTTGCTAATGCAAATCCGTACATGAACGCAGCGCAAGCGTTTAGTACGAAGTTAATGCCCGACATAATACGAAGAACGTTGTAGTTGGTGGCGTACACGCGAACAGTGGACGACAGATTGGTGCCGACGGCGTTGTTCGAGACGGTCAGGAGCAGCGTGGTGTTGTCAATGCGCGACAAGTTGCACGTGCCCGATGGCTGGTGCTGCTCCGGCTGGAGGGCAAACGAGTAAACGTTGATGCCGACAGCGGGGATGTTGGTGTGGTGCTGGTACGGCTGAACCAAGTTGAAGTAGTTGCCGTCGCGAACCTGGAAGCGGTCGTGGCCGTTGAGCTGGAGGAGCGCGGTGACGACCGGGTTCTTGCCGGCCATGCCCTCGACGCGGGTGACCGAGTAGCCCGACTCGAGCACGGAGCGGTCCCACCAGTCCGAGTAGTTGAACGGCTGCTGTCCCTTCCACGGGTTGATGATGGAATCATCGCACGACACGTACGAGTCGCGCTGGACAACCCAGACGAGCTCCTTGCACGGGTGGTTGAAGTTGAGCTTCAGCTTGTTGGCCGACGAGGTGATGGACTCACCGCCAGTGAACTGGAGGACGTCGATCAGGTACTCGTGTGAGACCTGGGCGAACTTGCGGCGCTCATCCGTGTCGAGGTAGATGTAATCGACGTAGAGAGACGCGGCGGCAAGACCGCACTGGCCAACACGGTTGCGGATGGCGTGGGCATCCGACGAGCCGTTCGAGTAGTCCCAGCACAGGTTGTTCAGGGAATCGAACTCGAGGTTGATGCGCACCTCGTGGTACTGGAGCGCAATGAGCGGCAGAGCCAGACCAGGGTTGCGGCAGAACCAGAACTGGAGCGGGATGTACAGGGTGTACATCGGGGCGCACGAGGTGATGACCTCGGAGGTGAGGGGCTCACCGCCGTAGCAATCGTTGTCGCAGTTCGAGCCACCCTGGTACAGGAGGTTGGTGAGCTCGGGAACGTTGCCGACCATCTTGGCATAACCAGCCTGCTTGCCGGCCTCCTGGGTGAGCTCGTTCCAAATGTGCATCCAGTCACCGTAGTGCTTGTCGATGCGCTGACCACCGATCTCAATCTCAACGTAGTTGATGAGGTTGTGACCGATCCAGTTGAGCCAACGGAACTGAGCGCCAGAGCCGTCAGTCGACTGGAGAGCGACCTGCGGGAGGGTCGCCTGGAGGTACATGCGGTGGATGAGGTCACCGTTGCGCTGGATGGTGCAAGTCACCTTCTTGCCGAAGTTCGGGGCGCCGTTAAACGGGTTCTCGATGGACTCCATAGCAAAGTTGGTGTGACGGCGGTACACAACCTTGAAAAAGGTAATCTGGGGGTTGCCAGTCAGGTAAACGTCCTGGGCGCCGTAAGCTACAAGTTGCATCAATCCTCCGCCTGTCATCTGTGGGTTTTATACTTAGACAATACAAAATAATTTTGGGAAAACACATCTTTTTTAAAATTTAGCCGGGGAGTTTTTAATCGAATATTTATTTCTATTTTTTTGTAATCTTAATAGAATTATAACGTATATCTTTATATTGGGAAAATATTAAAAATATAAAATTTGATCTATTAGAACAGTAAAAGTATAACTAGAAATGGCAACAGATAAATCAAAATATGTACGTAAAAAGTGCGAGCATAATAAATATTCGTTTCAGTGTAAAGATTGTAAGGGTTCTGCTATGTGTGAACATGATAGACAAAAATATTACTGTAAAGATTGTGGAGGTAAAGGTATTTGTGAACATGAACGAATTAGACAACATTGTATGGATTGTCGCGGAGCAAGTATATGTGAACATAGCAAACGCAGAAGTCGTTGTATAGAATGTAAGGGTGGGAGCATTTGCCCTCACCAAAAAATAAAAAGTAGATGTGTTGATTGTAATGGTTCAGAAATATGCGAACATCATAAAAGAAAAAATCAATGTATAGAATGCGATGGATCTCAAATATGCCCTCATCAACTACGTAGAAGTCGCTGTACAGAATGCGGTGGAACTGAAATATGTATTCATGGTAATAATAAGTATAATTGTGTAGAATGCGCAGGCAAAAATATTTGTGAACATTCTAAAATCAGAAATCAATGTGTAGAGTGTCATGGGAATCGAACATGCGTACACGATAAAAGAACATCCGCATGTATCATCTGTACACCATCAAGCGGATGCCAGCATTGTCATATGATTTCTGTTGTTGGTTCCAAATGGAATCCCTACTGTTTCCGATGCTACTGTGTTCTGAACCCCGACGCAGTCATTCCCCGTAAATATAAGTTAAAAGAGCACCATGTCGTTGATAAATTGAAGGAGAATTTCCAGGAGAAATTTACGATGCGATTTGACAAGATCGTCGAAGGGGGGTGCTCACGTCGCCGACCCGATGTAGCCATTGATTTTGGTTCGCACTGTCTGATGATCGAAATTGATGAAAATAAGCATTCAAACTATTCGTGCGAGGAGAAACGTATGGTAGAATTATATGAGGATGTGGGATTTCGAAAGATTGTCTTTCTTCGATTTAATCCAGATCGATACAAGGAGGGATCGACAATGTATCCGTCGCCTTTTCGATATACTCGAGCAGGAATCCTTCATTTAGAAGAAACTGAATTTAATCGAAGAATGGATCAGTTAATGGATCGAATTCGTGCTCATCGTGTAGAACCAACTGAACAGATCACTGTTGAATATTTGTTTTATGGCGCCTAAAAAGCTTCCCCGTACGATTTTTTCATGCAAATGAAACGCAGTACATACAAAGGAGGGTTTAAAACCACACCACTCATACCGTATAAGTACCTGTCAGGGCTATGAGCGAGAGTGCCTTTTTTAAAGTAAAGAGTTCAAAGCGAAGTAATCCAGAAGCCCGCACCACACTCGATGCGATTCATCATCAAAAAATTCAAAGTATGATGGAAGAAAAGGAAAAGGTAGGAAAGTATAAACAAGAACAGGATGCTCTTAAAAAGAAAATGAGTGAAACAACATCTGATATGGAGATCTGGCGAGTGGAGCGTGAGATCGAAGCCTTAGAGAAGAAGATCAAAACCATTGAAGATGGTTCAGAAATGATGGATTATTATCTTCGCACGGGTGATATTCTATATCACTATTATGATATCCAAGATCAAATTCAGCAGGGCACGGCAAATTTTGTATCCAATAAAGCCAAGCCTGGTTCTATTTTGGCCATCTTAGAAGAGGTTGCAGAGGATGAACATTCGTCTACAAATGGGTTCGCTCTTTCTTCTAGTGAAAATGAGCAAAGAACAGAAGGTTCGAAAGAAAAGAAGAGTTTCCAACGAAATCAACTGTTGAATGATTATCTACAGATCGAAGATCCATCAATGGGTCGGAATACGATGGAAGAATATGATGATCCATGGACAAATTGTGAAAGTTGTGGAAATGAAATGATCATGTGTCTCAACGAAGCAAATCTGACATGCTCTAAATGTGGTCATCAAGAATTTATTTTGGTAGATAGTGATAAGCCATCATACAAGGATCCGCCTCGAGAGGTCTGTTATTACGCCTATAAGAAGATCAATCATTTTAATGAGTGGTTGGCGCAATTTCAAGCCAAGGAAAGCACTGAAATTCCTTCCGATGTATATGATGAGATTTTACTACAATTGAAGAAAGAACGTATTACTAATATGAGTTCATTGAAGCCTACAAAGTTGCGTGAAATTCTTCGTAAGATGAAATGTTCGAAATATTATGAGCATATTCCACATATCATTAATCGTCTGAATGGTCAAAATGCACCCTTCATGTCGCGCGAAGATGAAGAGAAATTGCGTCATATGTTTCGCGAAATTCAACCGTCTTTCAAGAAGCATTGTCCAAAGGGTCGCCGCAACTTTTTATCATACGGATATGTTCTCTATAAATTCTGCGAGTTACTCGAAATGGATGAATATTTGGCGTGCTTTCCCTTATTGAAGAATCGTGACAAGTTGTACTTACAGGATAAGACGTGGGAGAAGATATGTCAAGAGATGCAATGGCAATACGTAAGAACAGTCTAGCCATTATATATTATATTCGGTGTAAATAATTATTATATTGACGTAGTACATATTACAATATAATAAAATTGATTTAATATAAAAAAGGATATTAAAATAAACCTAATATAAAGCATACGGTATAGTATAGAGTATGGAGAACAAATACGAAGATGGAAAGATTTATCGCCTTTTATGCGTGGATGGTCATTATTATATTGGATCAACAATACAATCACTTATAGATCGATTTAAAAATCATAAACTGCTATCAAAACAAAGTGTCAACAAAATCTACGAATATATCAATCAAGTTGGATGGGAAAATGTTATCATTGAACTTCTAGAAGACTTTCCTTGTCAAAGCAAGAAAGAATTATCTGCTCGAGAGAAAACACTTGCAAAAGAAGCAAAAAATGATCCGCTTTGCCTAAACTTTCACGAAATCAATATTTATAAAAATGGAAAAATCTATCGAATTCAGTGCATAGATGGATACTATTATATTGGTTCTACTACACAGAAGTTGATGCGACGCCTATATCATCATAAAGAACTTTCCAAGACAGACAAAACACCATTATATAATCATGTAACAACACTTGGTTGGGAGCATGTCATAATAGAACTTGTAGAAGAATATCCGTGTGAAACAAGTCAACAATTACATGCAAAAGAAGATGAATACATAATCAAGCACAAGGATGACCCATTTTGTCTCAATGTAAATCGCGCCCATCTCACAATAGAAGAACGAAAGGAACAAGGTAAACAATATACTGAAGCCCATCGACAAGAAGCAACCGAACGAACAAAGCAATATCGTCAAGAACATCATGATACCATTCTTCAAAAAGAAGAAGCCTATCGAAAGGCACATCGTGCAGAACTGGCAGAAAAGCAAAGAGAATATGTAAAGGCAAATTCAGATAAAGTGAAAGAAACGCGAAAGAAACAATATGAAAAAAATAAAGAGGCTCATTTGGCATATATGAAAGACTACAAGGAAAAGAACAAAGAAAAGATCAAAGAACAAAAATTAGCATGGCAGCGTAAAAAGGCAAAAGAAGATGCAGAACTACACGGGGAAGAAAGAAAAAAAGAACGCACACGAAAAACCGAAGCAAGAATTGCCAGAGATCGTGAAATTCATACATGCGAATGCGGTGGAACCTATCAATTATATCGTAAATCGCGTCATGATAGCAGTAAAAAACACACAGAATTTATTAACACACGAATGATTTAAGAATGTATCGCATTCTACAATCAATATGGAGGATCAACTCGAAAAACTATGTATCCAATTGCTAGAACAAAATCAAGACAATCTAGATACAGCGCGCAAGGATACAAGGCATAACGCGCTATTATCTATCCAAAGTAGCATCAATATATTAAAAGAAAATCGAATTCGCAAAAGATGGTGTCGAAAAAATATGTTATCCTTTTTCTGTTCTATCTTTTTCTTTCATATGTTCGTTCTAATTTACTTTGGTCTGACTCCGCATCTTACTACCTATGTATGTACGTCTCTTGTTACACAGAAATATACCCAATTTGATTTCATTAGTACACCTTCTCTTTTGAAGGGAGCGGCATGTATAAAACTACTATATACCACGATTGAACGAAATAATGGATGGATCAATAGTATTACTCAACTTCAAAATGGAACGATTCCTATTCAGGATATACCGATGATGGTTTATCATCATCTACGAAATTCGTCATATGAATGGATTCAAGGAAAACGTACATTATCAACCACATGGTTATACAAAGATCTAACAATTTCAATGGACTATATACAATGGATCGCTCAATGTATATGGTACCCTTTTACACATACAGTATCTGATACAACTAAAACACTTATATTATGGTTAAACAACAAAACACACATTATTGCAACGTTGCGTGAATTATTCATGGAATTGCCAGGAATAAAGCATGTACGTGACGCAGTTCAATCAGTAGAACATACAGTAGAACATCATGTCATTCAGCCAATTCGTCAAAAAATCACACATATCATTCACGGTGTAACAAATCACTTTCTATACTTTAGTAATACATTTATTGAATGGGCTAAACCATTTAGAAAGATCGAGGTACAAAATGCATCTAAATAAAAATAAACTCTCTCTACAAAGATGGCGGGTGTAGGTTCAGAGTTTTTATATCATCTCGTGGTCAATAATATTGCCCCTATCATGGCATCCAGTGTTGCTGGATTATATACGTCTTATTTTTCAGGACGAAACGCTCCGACTCCTACTCTGGTTCGGTCCGAAACCGACGATGAGCGTGAATTAGATTTATTGCAAATGGAACGTATGTTAAAATGGATGAGTTTGATTTTTGAAGACTCCTTTGTACCAGTTGATAAACCAGGCGAGCCTATTCCAACTGATGATACTCATAAGGCTTATAAAAAAGAGTTGTACAGCATCTATGTAACAATTTGTTCAGATTTTAGTCAATATCAAAACTGGAAAAAATACAATTCGACAATATGGATGTTCTCTTCGTATCGAAACAAAAATACAAAAGCGTTGGCTCGAAAGATTCTGGGCGATATCAAGTTGTTTCACGAAGGTCTAAAAATGTTTTCGATGTTTGAAAAATTACAAAATTGACTGATTTATAATACTGATCATCATTCAACAATGTCGCTTACCCTCCATCTTCAATTTCTCGAACAACGTATGGCGACCATGTCATGTCTTCCTTCCCGCTTTGAATACTATTCCGCTATTCATCTTACAAAACTCCATAATGTCTGCTTTTATGCCTACAAGGATATTCCTATTAGCCATAAACGTTACGCTGGATTCCCTCTTACTGATAAAGGGATTGATTTGATCGATGAGACATTTAATCACATTGGTCAAGTCAAATATTATAGCTCTCGTTCCAAAATTCATTATGGGAAACTCTCTACCTTTCTTGCGACTCCCGTTCTGGTAGGTCGTAAGCATCTCCAGATGACACTTGTTCGAACTCATCATTCAAAACTTCATTCTGATATCCAGAATATTGTTCGTCGTAGGGATTTGAATGATGTGACATTGTGTGCTCTAGAATTTATGAAATATTAATGACGATGTGTGCGACGCTTGCTTCCTGTTTTATTTTTGGTGTGACGAGCACGACGACGGGTACCTCCGCGCTCGGGCTGAAGTCTCGCGTCTATTGCTTCCTTCATCATATTTAGCCTGATAAATACAGCATCTAGTCTTCCACGTTGTTCATTGCTTATATTTGGATGAGTTCGATCTAGTTCTGACCCAAGAAATCGTGCAGATACTAGCACAACACTCTTGCGTAACGCTTTAAGTTTTTCAATTGTAAGTTGCTCCTGAGAAGCAGCCGCTTCCCGAAGAAGTTCTTTTAATTTCATCAAAACTTCACCACCGATATTACCTGCGAACTCATTTAAAAATGGAAGCAAATACTGATAATTACTACTAACGCTATGTGGTTCCGGCCGATGGCGTTCAAGTGCTAGATCACGACTCTGTTGTCTTGCGCCTTTTATAGAATTATTTGCATGTTGCCGGCGGCTATCTTCTCTCATTCGAGCGGCTGCTCTTTCAGCAGCGGAAGCTTCTGCTGCTGCTGCTTCTGCTGCTCTTGCATCTGCTTCTGCTTTTCTTGCAGCAGCTGCTTCTGCTGCTAGTCTTGTTGCTTTTCTTTCTGCTTTTTCTGCTGCGGCTGCTCTGTTTTCTTCTGAACGGTGCAATGGGGGTGAGGGGTGTGGGACAAACCCATTTTGGTGTTTGGGTACAGCGCCTCGTAGAGCTTCTACATTGTTTGGAACAGCCTCTGGAACAGCCTCTGGAACACCTGGTTGTCCAGCATTATTTCTTTCTGCTGCTCTTGCTGAAGCGGCTAATCGATTTGCGGCTGATCTCGCTCTCGTTTCTCGATTTGCTCGTCGTCTTGCCTCATTATTTACTGGCGCAGCAGCAGCGGATTCATTAGCTTGATGTTTTGCGCTACCTGGTTCATTTGAAGCTGCGGCGGCTGCAGATGCCTGTTGCGCCCGCGCTGCGGCAGCTGCTGCGGAGGCTGCTGCGACGTTGGCTGGTATTGGTTTAGCTGCATCTGCCCGTATTGCCTGTGCATCGCACGCATCACACAGATCCACATCGCACCCATCGGCGCACTTCCAGTTGGAAGGATCAGTGATGGTCTGTCTGCATGCGTCACATATTCTGCTACCAGAGGGAAATGAGACGCGATTGAACGGGTGTGGATGAAAGATTGGATAGTAACGCTGAGTGGATGCTGCCGCAGCTCTACGAGCATTTGCAAGTGAAGCCTCCGTTGCAGCTGCAAGATCTGCGGCTTCTCTTTCTTCAGCTTCTCTTTCTGCTCGACGACGCGCATTATTTTGTCCAGACACACGTGAAGCCTCCATTGCAGCAGCCATTTCAGCATTTTCTGGGTTATTTACGTGTTGATTTGCGGCTGCTGCAGCAGCCTGTGGTGCGTGTGCCCCACGTGCGTCACACGCACTACATAGATCCACATCGCATCCATTGGCACATCGCCAGCTGCTGAGATCAGTAATGGGCTGACTGCACGAGTCGCAATATTTTGAATTAGGGGGTAACATGACACGATTGAGCGGGTGTGGGTGAAAGGATGGATAGTGGCGCTGAACGGATGGTGCGCCTTGCCATGCCGACGATGATGCGTATGCGTTTTGATTTTCTTCGTGGTATGACGCATCATTTGATGCAGCTGCACTTGATGATGCTGCTGCTCCATTATCTGGAAATTGCGATTGATCCCAAGACGGAGGAAAAAGCGGCTCTTGTTTGACATTCCGACTTGTATTACGTGATCTACGTGGCAAGCCAGCTGCAGGATGACTGAATATACTATTTCTTAAAAAATTATGGTGACGCGATTTCGGTTGTACATAACCAGGTGGTTCAAATCCTGATGCATACTTACGTCCGTGACGCGGCATCGGATCATGTCGTACGAATGGTTTCATTGCTCCGCAGCTACTGCACGCTTCAAGGGCATCATGATTAATTGAATAGCAATTTTGGCAAACCCACGGCATACTATAGTACTATATTAGATAATATTATAAATACATAATATTTAATACCTATATGCGCGGCGCTTCCGTACTGTTTTATTTTTTGTGAGACAAGCGCGGCGACGTGTACCCCCACCTGGTGCTCCTGGTTGTTTTTTATTTTTTGACGCGGCTAGTGATTCTACATGTGATTCTGCTTGTAAATTATAACGATATTTATCTTCTACTTGGGGATAACTATTACGAAATACATATTTATCTTTTGGAACAAACGGTACATTGTTATTCGAGTTATTATTAGAGTTATTGTTATAATTGACAGGGAGTGTATTATAATTTAGTCCAAACCCATCTAATACTGCACGTTGATCTATCGCGTCATATAATTCTTTTATTGAATGATAATCTTCTAAAAGGAGGTGCTGACTATGTACTTTTTGTGGCTTACATTCTTCTGACTCCCACTTACATAATTTATGATCACTTACAGCCATAGGAAATCGATTTGCATCAAGACATTGTTCTTTCGCATGTTGTTTTGAGCAACTGTCTTGTATTTTCTGATATTCTACAGGAAGATCCAAAAATGTGCCATTATGCATAAAACAATGAGGTTGATCATTATAGTCTTCATCATATACACAACCAAACTTATGAGTGTCAGTTCCAGCTTTTATACCAAAATCACCATTTGCAAGATAGACCATATTATTAATTTTAACATTTCCGCGAGGATAAAAATGTGGTAACACCCATTTACGTGTATGTTCATCTGGAAAAATCTGTAGTAATTCTTTGAGTAATCTTTTTGTATAATCATCATCACTTGTATAAAATACGATCACAGGATCAAATAATGTTTCAAACTCGTATATTTCTTTTTTTAATTTCTTTTTCTTTTTAGTCTCGCCTGTCATTCCAAATGTTTTAAACCCTCGATATGTGGTAGGAAATTTTTTAAGCTCAGCTGGTGAATAAATAAATGATTCGGCCAAACGGCCATATTTTGCTTTTTCTGTATTACTTGTACCATATCCATAATCTGCTAATTTAGAATACATGCCGACCGACGGATTTGGAACGCCAGATGAACCTGGAATGGCAGTTATATGACTATAGTTTAGTACTTTAAATGTAAGAGGAATCTTTTCTGTCTTGATTAATTTGTTAAATAGTATATTTAATATATCTATTAAATATATCATATTAAACATAAGATGTATTTTAAATTTATATGATACTTTTATTTCTGGTTTGGATATGTAAAAGACTGCTCTGTGTTGTCTAGCTGTCACGGATATTTCATATTTGTTTTTATCTATGTCGCGTAAAAGGCGTTCCATATATTCTTTTACAGATGCTTGTGTAAAATAAGGAACATTTTCTTTTATTGGTATTCTTTTTCTATTAGATGCATTAAGAGATACGTTATTTTTCATTCTTTTTAATTTTTCTTGAACGACAGGATACTGAAAGAATGCTTCTGGGATGGGCCCGTTTTCTGGACCATATGGGTACTTTTCATTTGCTAATAATGGCGCTAAAGCATCCCCTCTATTAAGAACTCTTTCTTTATAGCTTTGTGCTGACATTCTAATATATTATGTTAAAATACTAATTTAAAATTGTTCATATGATGATGTGTTATATTGATATATATATATATATATTATATGTAATATATCATTTAAACCAAACAATATATTGTCCTTTACAATGGGTAATATGTTGTTTAAAAATTAAAATAAAGATTGTACCACATTTTATTTTAATACACGAAATGAATACTGGTTTAAGCAAAAATGGGTACTTACATGTGCGCTGGGAATCCAACGAGGTTGGCGCCGAGACCAAAGCCGGCACCCTGACGGGCAGTAACGCCGACGGAGGGCGAGACAGCGTCCAGGACAGCAAACACGACAGCGGCGAGAACGGCGAGCGTGGCGACCTCATCAAGAGGCAGGGCGCGCTTCGGGATGAAGATGGCAGCGGCGGCGATAACGAGACCCTCGATCAGGTACTTAATGATGCGATTGACAATTTCAGCAAATCCGTAACCAACCATGATTCTATATTTACACGCAAGAAAAAAACTCGTCAGCGCCGGTATATTATTCGTCGTCTGAGTTTAAAGCATCCCTGTCTGAAAGATTGTAGAGATGAGCTCAAACAACAACGCCGTAATCGAAGATTTTCTAGACGAGGATACTGAAATTCCAGGCCAGCGCTATGTGCTTCTAAGTTTTATCAGCCCGGAGAAAGTTCTCGATAAAAAGGAACTCTTCTTCTTTCAGAAGTTTCTCCATGCGTATGAGGTGGATTGGAAGATTAAGAACCTCGAGAAGTTCATGGTTGAAATCGTAAAAAACATCAATGACCAACTGGATGAACGCTGCAAAGAACTGGAAAAGAATGATCAAATGGCATCGGCGGAGATTTGCCGTAAGAACCGCCTTCGCCTGGATGATGTGATGAGCCAGTATGGTCCATTTATTCAGAAGAACAAGGCTGACCTGAACAAGACCAAGATTGTGGAGGCATATGATGATTTTATGTATACCCACAAGACAAAACTAGAGGAGGAGTTCTATGCTCTGAATGAGTTCCGTACATCCATTCGTGGCGTCAAGGTTCGCGGCGTGTATGGTAATCCGAAGGAGGCCGAGATCAAGGCCAAGAAACTTCAGTCCAAGGATAAGTATCACAACATCTTTCTAGGCGAGGTTGGTAAGTGGACTCCATGGGATCCCTCTCCGAATGAGATCAAGGATCAAGAATACAACAATGAACAATTGAATACCCTCATGAAGAAATACAAGGAAAATGAGGATTCTCGTGAACAGTTCTTTGAGGAGCGTACCAAGGGTGCGAAGCAGGTGGTGGGTGCATCTGTTTCTGGCGGTTCATCTTCAGGTCAATTTGATGGTATGTTTGGGGCTCATGGTGATTTGGCCCTTCAGCGTAAACTAGATAAGCCGGTTGTCACGATGGAAAAAGTGGCGGACGATGAGGCAGATGCTTCCAAACCTGAGAACTCGGTGGTAACTCCTGACAGCGCGTAAAACTTGGGATATAGTAGAATGAGCATCGATCGTACTGTTGGATTTTATTCCATAAAGGTCGTCTCACTTTTTATTGTATCTATTCTGTATTTCATCACTGGTTCTATCTTTTCATTATTACTAGATGAAGCAGTCCCTGACAATGACCCTGTACAACAATCGACCATCATGCTTCTTACAGAAGTGTCCATTATTTTTGGTGTCATTGGTGTTGTTTTTTATATGAATCGCATGTTGATTAAGAAAATGCCATTTTTCTTGGACGGATATTTTGGATTCCAATATTCATTGCTCCATGATGCTGCAAGTGGAATGATTGTTGGATATATCTTATACGCATATCAAGATAAATTAATCTCGAAATTAAAAGAATTGCGCGTCCGATATACGGATATCTACGAGCGTACAAGTCAGTCCATTCGTAACGCCTATCATTCTCTATTATAAAGTTTGTCATATCAACATAATATCATACGATTAATTCATATGATATTAATTTGATACCTCCTATTTATGAAAAGTAACCAATATCGGGCACAGCGCCGCCGATAGATGTGGGGACACATGATTGAGACGCTCCATCGCAAAAAGTGCCTTCCGGGCAGGATTGTCCATTACCATTGGGTGATCCGCACATGTAGTTTGTGTTTGGATCCGGATGATACATACTGGCCATCGAATTAGACGCCTGTGCAGGAACGCGAACGGGTCCACTGGAAGACTCATTTTTGGCCTGCGCATCAGCCAAATCCTGAAATCCAGAAATGACAAAATGAGGCTCCATGCGATCAATATAACGAACAATCATGGGCAGCACAACAACTGCCACTACCAATAATACAAGCATCGCGCCAATTCCCATTGCTTTCGGATGAGCCATTTTCTAGCAATTGGTGAGGTTTTATTATGGTCAATAAGAGGTTGACGGTGTCATACGCAGATCGGAAAAAGAGGGAAGAGCGGATGCTACGTCTGAACGGCAATATCCGTTGATACACCGTACACGTTCACCCGAGCATGAAGGTAAATCGACTCCACAACGCAAAGGGCCTTGTTCTACTTTTTTCTCTTCCAATCCTTCTGTGTATGATGAATAATATACATATAGTATTACCCCTACAATCAATATCATTAATAGCACGTGAATTACTTTCTTGTTCATTCTACTCTAGTATCTTTTTTGTACATTAATGGCGGGCCCTTTCAGTCTCTGAGAGGCACGTGGATCAAATTGTGAGTTATCATCTTCTTCTCTACCACGCGCCAGCATCTCTGATTGACGCCATAATTCTGGAGCACCCATCTTGAATTCGCCATGAACTTCAGCCTTATACCAAAAAATAGTATCTTCCAATTTATTACTCTGTGTATTGTTATTAATGACTAGACATTCATAATTTTGCGTACATTGATCCATCATTTGACAGAAAAATTCAAAGGATGGAAAGGCAGAACCATAATTCTGATACAAACGTTGACGATTATTCATATATGGCTCTCTCAGAATAAAGACATAATCGACATTCGTACGAAGAGCTGGCTGGATACCCAGTGGAAACTGCATAGTAATAATGAAAAATACTTTGAGCCAACGACCGTTCATAAATAAATAGCGAATATTTTTATCATGAGTCCATGAATCATCATACATACAATCATCCAAAATCAAAAAGGCTCTTGGATCAATATTCGACTTAATTCCTTTCTCCAAATCTTGTTGAATCCGCTGCATCACAAGTTTCTGTCGCTTTACAAAATTTGCTAAAATAACTGGATTGTATTCTCCATGGATAAACATGGGTGGAACAATTTTCTTAAAAAAGCCGTTTGATTCCTCTGTTCCAGAAATAACACACCCCATTGGCAAATCTTGATGATGAAACAATAAATCTCGAACAAGGGTGGACTTACCGGTACGACGGCGACCAATGAATACCGCAACCGCATCTTGCGGAATTGATTTCATAGCGAACTTCCGGAGATTAACATTTACACCACCGCCTTGTGCAGCCATACTAATTCTACTACAGTCCATTGAATTGTTGTGCGCTTCAGAAACACGCGCATAAGTCTTCCAATCAAAGAGATGAAAGCGATACGAAAGACGCTTTTACAGGAACCTTGTCGAAGTCGCGATATTACAGATAATGAACGTGAGTCTTTTTCTAATTATGCCCATTTGCAACGATACTTTCCTGCTCTAGATCAATTTACTATTCCTAAATCGGCACTTTCTCATAAAAATATGGAACTCCCCACCAAGTATCAAATCAATCAATGGATTACACAAAATCGCCCAAAATTTTGGAGCGCCATGCGTACACCAGTATCCACCGATGTGAATGCTGATCCACCAAGTCCTGAATTATGTGATGTATTTGTTAAAACTGTCCATTTATTGAATCCAATCGATATCATTAAAGAGAAATACATTTGCCCAGAACATCCCCTTTTGCCTCAGAGTGAAAAAACATGGAAGAGTACGCTTCTTAAATTACATAGTCATAACAATCAGGCCTATGTAGATGCCGTATGTAACTTTGTGTTAAGTCGTTTTCGAGAGTTGGATTTAACACCACATTGTATTCTATCATACGGTTCATTTACTGGAATTAGTAAGAATTATCAATATACGATTACGAACGAATATGACACCTATCGTCAATGTCGCTGGTTTTGGAAGGGAATGGAATCTCATAGTGCACGTTTGACCATACTTCATGAAAATAAGGCGGCTATTCCCAATTATGACGATTTCTATCGAGAGATTACTACTTGTCCATTTGAAGATGACGATGAATCAGATGTGGAATTGGAGCCACTTGATCTGACAGATGATACAGATAGTGATGTAGAATCGGTTCAATCTGTTACATTTGATACGATTGAGGAGCAGGCTGATAATTCTTCAAATATGATGGAGATCAATCAATCGATCACGCGCCGACAATCTTGTAAAAAGTCAGACTCTTCTCGTTCCGATTCCGGATCAGAAAGCGGATCGGATTCCGGATCAGAAAGCGATTCTGAATCGGAAAGCGGATCGGAATCTGGATCAGAAATGGAATTCGATATTTGTCTAGAACTCCCCAATATGCCAATTATTATGATTGCGCAAGAAGCACAAGAAGGCGTCATGGATTCGCTGTTGGATGTTGACGAGATTGATGGATTTGAGCGTGAGTCACAAGGATGGGAAGCGCGTTGGATTGCCTGGTTGTTTCAAGTCGTGTCAGCACTCACTTTTTTACAGAGTGCGATCTGCTTTACGCACAACGATCTTCATTCCAATAATATTCTTTGGAGAAAGACGGACAAAAAGTTTTTGTATTATCGAAAGCGCGATGGAACCGTCTGGAGAGTTCCGACATTCGGAAAGATCTTTACGATCATTGATTTCGGAAGATCGATCTTTCGACTGGGGCGACATCTCTGGGTATCGGATGATCATTGGCCCGATCAGGATGCCGGAGATCAATATAACTTTGGACCATTCTTTGATCATTCCAAACCTAAAGTATCTCCCAATCCATCATTTGATCTTTGTCGGTTGGCAGTCAGTTTGATCGATGGCCTGTTCGATGAACCGCCACAAAAGAAGAAAGGAAAGGGGGTTCCGATTATGAGTGAAGAGGGATCATGGAAAGTATATGAAACAAAATCGCCTCTTTACAATCTTCTTTGGAGTTGGACGATCAACGATGCGGGTCAAACGGTGTATGAGACCGAAGATGGAGAAGAGAAATACGAAGGGTTTGATCTGTACATTCGGATTGCACAAGATGTTCATACTGCAGTTCCCAAAGATCAACTTCATCGCCCGATATTTCAGCAGTTTCTTTGGAAAAACAAAGTACCCGCGGAGGATAAAGTGTATTCGTTGGGTGTATAATTATTTCGAATGATACATAAATGCGTAAACGTACATCCAAAAAAGTATATCGATGTGTACGACAAACTACTAAAAAATACACAAATCGTCCCTCTCCCCCTTATCCAGCGGGAGAATGCCCTTACAAAAAGATGAAAGGAAATGATGGAAAACTGTATATTTCTATCGATTCCATGATTAATGGAACGTATCGTTGGTATCCTTATTCGAAAGAGTTAATGAAACAACAGTTAATGAAACATATGAACATTAAATAAATCATTATAATATGTAATCATATATCGATGATTTATAATAATTAATTTGTTTGGCAATCGCCTGTAAGAGCCACGCATGGGCATCCATTGATCACAGTTGTTACACCTCCATCCTGCTTGCGATAGTACTTCATATTTCCGTCTTTTACATTGTTAATAATGGACTGATCAAATACACCACGGCTAGGAGCATATCCCGTATTGGGATTGGCATAATTCTGAATGCGATTAATGAAATCGCCGGATTGCGCCTTGTTCATGCGTCGCTGAGTAATTTGGGAAGCATCATAAATAGTAGTCGGCATGTCTACCATATTGCTATAAATTATACTAATTCTATCGACCAATTAATCGTGGCGGACCCACTTGTAACTCCATCTCTTCTCCCATACTTACACCACTAAATGAAGGCATAGAAGGTAGACTTGTAGGTAATTCTATAACGGGAAACAGATCCGGAACAAGTATACCTGTAAATGCAATTAAGATCGATCCGCTAATAAAATCTTGAATAAATTGTATATTCTTATACTCTTTGTCCTTGTATCTTGCACCGATAAAACTCATTACAATGAAAAGGACTCCTCCCACAACCATCCAAGGGAACCATACGGGTATCATTTCCAGTTCGTGTGAGAAAAACACACGTATCCTGTCCGCACTACATGTTCACACTTCAAAATCATAGTTCTTCGTAATCATCTGCTCCAATCGATTCGGAAGGTGCATTAAACTCATCCAGTGCTTCAATATCCATATCATTTTCCATAGAGGTTCCTTCTTCTTCTAGAATTTGGAGAACCGGGCCGGATTCATGATCTGAACCAGCGACACTTTCTTCCTTCTCTTTTGATTCCATAATCAGATCGGAATCAGCTGGATGATCGGAATCAAACATGGCGTTAAATTCTCCAAAACGAACCGTAGGTTTACTATCTAGCATAATAACTGGCATAGAAGGCTCGTTAGAAAGAGTTGGTTCTGGCACTGGCACTGGCACTGACACTGGCACTGGCACTGGCACTGACACTGGCTCTGGCACTGGCACTGGCACTGGCTTTGGTACGGGTGTATTTACTTCTGCGTCACTCTGTACAACGGAAGTCTCTTTAGTATTTATATTAACCGACGGAGGAACTGTAAGTTCTTCTTTCTTTTCTATTTCTTCATCACTGTCTTCATCCTCTTTAGAAGTCGAATCATGATTAACAAAGTCCTTCAAAATAGACTTAACAGGCACAAGACTTCGCACTGCTTGAATAATTCCTTCATGTAACATATTCTCGATATTACGATAATTCTGTTGTTTTTCCATGCCCGGAATACCATCTCGAAATAAATAGGTCGAACTCCACAATAACTTAGCCGTTTCGCATAGTACTTTAAAAAGAAAATGTTCTACTTTTGGAATATTGATCTCTATCTTTTTATTGTTTGTTGAAAGACGAATGGCAGTTAGTACTTTTGTATGCGCAATAAATACTGCCGTAAGTAGATCTTCTAAATAGTCACAACCAGAATTGACCTGAATGACATGAATTTCATTTACCACTTTCTCCATATTCCAGTCATGAATCTCATTCAAGTAATTTTGAAATTGCCAAAGGGCGCGTTTTGGTTCGTGAATCATTACACGTTTTGCTTTTTCCAACAATTCGACATAGAATTGAAAATAAGCCGGAACTAAGAAGACACAAAGTTGTTTGGTATATTCGGTACGAGCATCGGAATATACGGAAAGGACCGAATCACGATTCATTCTTCTTCCTTCTGTGGTGTTGTCATGACCCTATCGAACGCACGTCGATCAAGTGTGCTCCCCAAAAAAGCCCACAGTGAACCGGCTAATTCTGTACAGACACCGTAGTCTTTTAGCACACAATCATCCGATAGCAAGGAATGAATAAATAATTCTGGATGATATCCTTCTTGAATATAATAAGGCAGTTTATCGGACGATAATTGTTTCATTTCTTCTCTTTCTTTTCTACGATGTTCAAGTGTATGAGCCCACATTTCAGGATAATGAAGTTGTAATTGTGCACACTGTTTTGCACGGCGATATGATAATTCATTTGTTGTTAGATATTCTTTGATTTCAGAACGGTTCAATCCTCTTATATTAGATAAATAATGATCAAGATCTGACCATGATGGAAGACGGATTCGCTTCATTTTACAACGCGATCGGATCGGTTCTTGAAGACGACCAGCATCACGGCATTCTAAAATAAAGAGAACTTCCGATGCATGCGTTTCAAGAATGCGACGGAGAAATGCTTGCGCTTCGGGTGTCAAATCGTCTGCGCCTTCTAGCCATAGAATAGCAGGTTCGGTTCGACGTGCCCAAATATGAAGTTTTTGGCGTCCATCTCGGAGAGTTCGATCTTTTCGACACGGACATACAAAAAGTTGTTTTTGAATTTCTTGTGCATACTTCTGGATCCAGTAACTTTTACCGCATCCAGGAGGACCTGTGATGATGAGCGGAGTATGGTCCATTTACTCATCATACTAACTATTGTGTTTATGCTCTGCGAGTTTTATTATTTGCACGACGTACGCGGTGTACACGAAGTGTGCGTCGTGTGCGACGCGATCCACCTACACTTGGCGGTGCACTTTCCTTTTCATTCTGTCTCTTCTTACCCTCCATCAACCCTGAAGCGATACCAAAAAGTGATACTACTCCTATGATTCCAATTGTACTTAAAATTGCCACCGTACCTGTGTTAGACATTATGCTATACAATTAGATATTATTTACGCATTACGAGTTCTATTACGATATACACGGTGCTTACGAAGTGTACGTCTTGAGCCTCCTGTTGTTGGCGTCGCCTTCGCATTATTGTTAGGAGGGTTCATTTTGCTATAAACGAATGCTCCTAGACAAATAGCGGCACCTCCAATTCCGACGCCCAACATCATCTTTCCGTATAATTCTGTCGTTCCTGGACCCGACTGATTCAATGCAATTGTAGTCGCATTCACGGGTGGCAATGTCATTATATTATCTATCTTTATTATTTTTTAGTATTATGATACTAAAAAATAAATAATAGTAAATAATTCTTAATTTTTTCTACGGAATAATGAACGAAGAGTTACACCCAAAATCACTGCTACGCCGACGACTCCAACACCCCAAAGACTTCGTGAATGACGCGATATCCATGTTGCATTGTCTTCGACGGGGTGTTCGACAACCTCTTCTGTCTGATTTGATGTATCGGAAATGCCTGGGATTTGTTGTTCAGTCGACATGATAACTAACACCATATTATAGTTAGTCTTTAGATTGAACGCTTTTGAAGAATCGCCACATAAATACCATTATGCCATGCTTTTTGTTCTGGACTACCAAAAATGACATCTCGATCATCATATGTTGTTCGAATCTCTTTACTGTATAGCGTTTTCAGATTTAAATGTTGAAATGACTCAAGTGTTCCTTCACGAACATGACGCCAATTCCAGTCATCTACAATGAATACAAAGATGTCATCTAGGCAATCGTAAAAATGGGTGAGTGCTCGAGAATGATTTTCCTTGGAATGTTCACCATCGTACATGTAAATATTAAAAGAAGGGAGAGATTCGACATCGACTTGATAGCAATCCTTCTCAATAAAAATAGCATAATTGTCTCCTTTGTATTTCTTAAAATTCTTAATAAATTCTGTCTTGGGACCACCAAACTGGCTCCAATTATCAATGCATACCACCTTTGCTTTATTTCCACACATGGCAGAGCAGACCGATGATCCCTTCCATGTACCAATCTCCAAATATCGTGCATCATCGCGATTTAGTAAATTATTATAAAAATGCCGTGTCTTGATACCCGACATTCCCTCCATCTCAACAATCTCTTGAGTAATTTTGGATTCTCCCCTCTCTGCATTTGAAAATGCCTGTTCTACATGTGCACGAAGTTCCTCATAGTCGCATCGCTTATCCATTTAACATTCTATCTTTTTCAATCTTTAGATTCTATCGACTTGATGATAAATACTGACGATATTCACGCACCGCCGCATCATCAATCTCCGCATTCTTGCGAAGGCTTTGCATAAGTGGATTATTGTCCACCGCCTCAACGGCAGAATATGTATTTCGTTCACGGCTGACATCCAGATGGAGAGGAACACGGTATTCTACACGACCAATATCACCCACACCAGGCGTAATATCAATCGAACGGTTAACTGCAAGGGCACGATCATTAATGACATCTGCATCGAGTTTCTTTGATAATTGACGACCAGGATCACCATTGAACGTGGCAGTTGATCCCGAACCAGCAATTGGTTTACGTCCACGAGCGATCTGTTCCTTGTTCGGATTCGTTCGCATGTTATATGCGGCCGTTGGATCCATGGCATCTGACCATGCACCGTTTCCTCCTGGACCCGTCCAGGACAGACCCGCGGAAAGTTGTGACTTCTGTGTCGGTCTGGCAATATCATCCGGATCATATACTTTTAGACGCTCGGGTGCAACGCCTGCTGCCATAATGCCCATGCGATCCAAATAAATAGTCGATTCCTTCACTGTTGTGCGAGCAATATCCTTTGGATCCCATACCGTAATTGCTGCTGCGCGATCCACATGAGTATAGGGTGTGCCTGTCATGCGAATATTTCCAATGGTCTCACTGCGACGAGTAGGACGCGAATCATCTGAATAACGCGACATACCGAGGCCATTTTCCGCAGGGACTGCATTTAATGCCATTACGCGCTCTGAGGTCTCATTGCGCTCATTCGGACGAATTTCAATGGAAGATTTTCCATAATCGGCTTTATCTGCTCCCGTATCACTGGTATAATAACTCGTCATGTCTGCATTACGATATCCTGCACCTCCATATTGTTGCGCATTCGGCATACGATAGGAACCTGTCACATAACTTTCACCAAAATCCTGAGAGGAGGCTATACCTTCGTATTCCACAGAAGTTTCCGGGCGGACGGTGTGAGGCATCACCTGTGTTGAACGAACCGTTTCTTTGATTAGATCACCTGTTGTTGTAAAATAACGCTCACCCGTTTCATCAATGTAAAAGGTATCGGGTTTGTATCGACGAACTTCACCGATATCTTTTAGTTCTGCGTTCGATCCAATAAAATGCTGGCCTGGAACCATCGGTTTGTCGTATGTTTCCTTCGGATTCGAGAGAACGCGCAGTTCATTAGTATCCTTTGGACGCATGATTTCGTTAATTTCCAATTGCTGAAATCCACCCTTTCCGTTGATTCCAAATTTCTCTCCCAAACCAGCCCCAACTTTTGTAGGTTCAAAGGGACGTTCTCCATTACGCACAATAGGCGCGTTCGAAGCAATACGTGATTGAAAGAATTCAGTGTTATCTTCCATACCGTTTGGATTTCCATATGGCGCACGAGAAGTCTCAAACATATTTTCCACTTCTCGTTTTTTCATTTGTGTAGATCCCGAACCATTGTACATATCAAGAACACTTGTATTGGACTGTGGTGCAATATTTTGCTTGATACGTCCTCCAAAAAATGGTTGCATATTGTTATGTTTATATTCAGATGATACGATGCGTTGACCAGATAATGGGCTGATCACATAATCGCTATCCATATAATTAGGGCTTGCCTCCGTATTATCCGAACGATACTCTGTCATAGGAATGTTTGATTCGATGGGAGAAGGTGAAGGCTGTGTACCCGGGAGGAATCCTGGTGCGTAGGGTGGCTGATTAGAGGCATATCCGAGTGCCGTACCGTATGGACCATTGCTAGGATCGGAGGGATAGGATTGTCCATTTGGCATTTGATACATCATGTCCAATTCTGGTCCAAACCCAGTTGCAGCGGCGCCCTTTGGTGCAATTGTTAAAGCGTCTCCGTTTGGACCACGTGCGGCTGGCAAGAATCCTTCACGACTTGCTTGTTGACGAAAAAGCGGACTTGTATGATCTGTGGGTGGAAGAGTATGAGATGATGGGATAGAAGAAGTATCTTGTTTCTTTTTTTGGCCAGTTTTAGAGACCATAAAGCCTAAGCCGAGGAGTCCAGCGAGAGCGGCTACTTCCATACTATCAGTTTCTTGCTTTAATTTTTTGATAAAAGGCACCAGATATTATTCTGAGAACATAAACCGGATCGTATGATAAAGATACATACATGTCGATTAAAGTAACATTACAACAACTTACATCGTGTTGTAATGGTAAAACAGTATGGACAACCGTTACGAATTATGGTTATCGTCTTTATACGCTAAACATGCTAAAAAGTCTCGCCCCATTTGGCCTAGAACGCTCGGTGTTGATTCTCTGTCTGGACGAACGATCGGCCGAGTGGTTTACAAATAAAGGATATCACGTGATCACAACAACCGATACCCATGATCGGTTTTGCGCCTGGAATACAACAGGGTATGATCAGATCTGTTATTTGAAACTGATGTGGATCTTTCGTATTCTCTCTCTGAATATGAACGTATTGTTGATCGACGGCGACATTGTTTTTCGAAAGAATCCAATTACCGATCTTCAAAAATGGGAAAAGAATGATCAGATCGATGTCTGGATCCAAAATGATTCGCAAGATGATCGGATCACGAACAATCTTTGCACGGGATATCTTTTTATTCATTCAAATCCAACCATGATCAAACTGTACGATTGTGTATCCGAGGAAGGAAAACGAAAATATGAACAATGCGCGTTTGACAATAATGATCAGACATATTTCAATACATTCGTAAAACCTCATTCGCGTGTTCAGCCACTGCTATTAGATCAATATCCAAATGGGAAAATGTATTACGAGAACACAGAACGGATCAACAAGACAGCGATCATGGTCCATTTTAATTGGGTACATGGTCACATGAAAATGGCGAAGATGAAACTGTATAAAATGTGGTATTTAACTCCATACGATGAAATCTAGATAGGGTGTTTTTGATGTACAGATGATTCTGTATAGGTATTCATTTCTTTATAAAATTCATCGAGTACATCATTGGAACGATTACAGAACGTACAAGAAAAACAACACGAAAACATATTGATAAATGTTTGTATCATTCTGTTATAGTAGAATGATACAAATTAAAAATAATATATTTGACTAACGCATATGCTGTTCGTGACCGAGTTCCGAAATAGGAGGCTGTTGAGAGGGGGTAAAACATGACTTTTCGCGGTGAGTGTTATACTTCTCTTTGTCCAAATCACGTGTCGGGATAAAGAAATCAAAAGGGGTTTCAAATGTCTCCTGTGGATTGTGGAAAAGGGGCTGCCATCTATTCCAACCAGTAGCACGAAGGGTACACGGCGGATCGACAAGACGAGCAAAGGTAAGTGGAACAACTTCATCCTGGGCATGCTTCAAACTACGCTGATGATTACGATTCGTGTCGGGGTCATACTGGCCCGCATCACATCGAATTTTACTTCCAAGACGATCAATACCTTTCAGATCCGATTCTACATCTGTTTTCCATTCGCCTTCTACCCATGAGGCACCACTCTTCTGAATACGAGTCGTAGCATTGACAGGAAAAGTTGTCGGGCAATTTGCTGCTGGAGGATTTAAATAATAACGGGCTGCATAAGATGTAATACGCATGTCATCGACTTGATGAAACGGATCATGTCGAAGACGGGTTAAGGCTTGCTGGGCACACGGGGCGGCCATTCTTCTTACCCTTTTTATAAAAATATTAGATCTATGCGCATACATCATAGTGGCTTAATATTTTTCTGGTCTAACGCATACTTCATTCACCATCGGCGCAGGGGCCATCACAGCAGGATATGCAATCATTTGATAGACCGGTAAGTGAACCGGTTGAATATCGATCTTGACTGTGTTTTTTGTATTGTCTCGGACGATCTCTTTTTGATCACGTTGTAGGGGCTGATATTGTCTCGACGGGCAAAACGTGTTCGGAAGATTGATCCCTCTCAAATCGGATTCGAGATCGACCATGTTACCTTTGATCAAACTCACTTCGTTTCCTCCCACTAATCCAAGAATGTGTCGTTGAGGTAAAGGGTGAATTTGCTGCGAAACCATTTCATTATAATGTTGTGGGTTTTCTTTTTTCTCCCAATGAGAGGATAATAACGGACCGTATGCTTCGTCAATATTGCTAAGATAGTGGGCCATACTATTCCATCCGATGTAAATTAATTCATAAAAATTGACGATTCGATCCATCCGATATCAAAAATCGACCTACTATTTAATATGTCTCACATTATCATTTCCCTGGATGGAAACATTGGTGCCGGTAAATCCACACTGCTTGCTGAAATCCGCAAATCCATTCCTGAAATCTGCGTAGTCGATGAACCTGTTGGTCAATGGACGGCGCTGAAAAACGATGCAGGTAAAAATTTATTGGAACTCTTTTATGAAGATAAAAAGCGTTGGGCATACACCTTTCAAAATTGTGCGATTCTGACTCGTCTGAAGAACATCAAACAAGCAGTAGAAGAATTAGATGCAAATGGACAAGGACCCCAGGTAATTTTGACCGAGCGTTCAGTACTGACTGATAAATATGTATTTGCTCAAATGTTACGTGATTCAGGTGATATGGATGCTCTCGAATGGGAACTATATGATAGTTGGTTCTCGATTTTCAGCAAACAACACCAGGTGAATGGTATCATTTACCTCTCCACGAGTTCCACGACCTCCAAGGATCGCATTCACATTCGAAATCGTCAAGGCGAAGATCGAATTCAGTTGGAATATTTGGATGCTCTAGATCGTCAGCACAAACAATGGATTGAATCAACTGATATTCCTGTTCTGACACTCTCCACAGAACCTGGTGCTTCTCTGGAGAATAATTTACAACAAATTCGAGACTTTATTCAACAACTCAAAAAATAAGCATTATGCCGTAGTAAATGAACCTTGATTTACCTTAATAGATCTCTTCGAAGGTGCATTTTTATTTAACATCATGTGCCTCTCTGCCTCCTGTAATCGTTTTGCTTCATCTTCTTCACGCTTCTCTTGAAGAAGTGCTGCGCGTTGTTCACGTCTCTGTCGTTGAATTTCTTTTCGGGCTTCACGTTGCATACGATGCTCCTCCCGTAGAGCAACTCGAAGAGCATTGCGATCTTTTTTTCTCAACATCAATTCCTGACGTCTCGCGTTGCGCTCTTTTCGCATCGCATTACGTGTCTCATTGCGCTCTTTTCGCATGGCATTACGCATCTTTCGCGTTTCGTTGCGTAAACGACGACGCTCATTCTTTTGCCGTTGTTTCAAACTTCGTATTTGACGAATCATGTTTCGGCGCAAACGATATTGCTCTTCGATATTCAATATAGGTTCATCCTGTTCCATAACAGGTTTCCGTAACGAACGAGGCCTGTTTTTACGAGTTGAACGATCCATATTCTAATATACGATCATAAATTATCATAAGATTCATATCATATTATAATTAATTAGTAATATCATGAATTAGCAATTAACATCACGGAGATACGAGCGAGATGGGATTCCACCATTAATCCATCCAGCCGCCGCGACCTCGGGGATGAGGTTCTTCGGATTCTGAATATTGTTCTTCAGAACAGGAATCATCGGGGTGTATTGCTGCGAGAAGAACTGCTCTGTGACCGTACCGCATTCCTTTCCCATGCGCACTTGTTCAGAATGAAGCAACAAACTCTCCACATCGCGAGATGGGTTGCCACCCTGCATAAAAGGAACGGTTAAGAAGGGGCGTGCCTGAGGGCGAATCTGACAACGATTATTCTTAAACGCAACCTGATTACGAAGAACAGAGTCGGCATCAATCGCCGAATTGTTGA